CTACCATCTGCGTTATTGAAAAATTTACACACTGATATCGGATCTGCTGGATATAAAGCAAAATCAGGTGACATTGATATCATGGTTGAAGCTATTGATGTAATTGAATTGTTTAAAACTACTGATGCAAAAGATCCTGTCAAAGATGCTAAGAAATTACTAGAAAAATTCTTTCAGGATAAAGGAATTCAGGCTAAAGTCAATGGTCGTAATGTTAGCATAGGCGTTAAGTATAAAGAACAAGCATCAGGTCTCAATAAATTAGCTCAGGTTGATGTTATGGTAATTCATGATGTTGGTATCGTAGCTCCATATCATCAACACGGACCTCGCGGAATGTATGCTGATCCAGAATTCAAGGGCGCACCGATGTTCATGCTTATAAACAGCATTGGTAAATTCTTAGGTCTAAAATTTGATGCTTTTGGTGCTAAGTTGATGCGAAGAGATACCGATGAAGTAGTAGCGCGAACTCGTAAAGAGGTTGCAAAGGTACTATTGAATCCAAAAGCAAAAGAAGATGATCTTAATAGTGTAAAATCAATCATGAATGCACTAAAGAATGATCCTGATAGAGAAGGTAAACTTGCTCAAGCTAGACAAGATCAGTCTAAGGGACTTATATCACTTCCTGAAGATGCTCATCCTGGTACTGCAGCTTGGTTTAGAAAATTAAGCGACATAACATGAAAGTAAAAGATATCATCCGAGAAGGTGGATGGGATACCACTATTACACAAGGAACAATCATTCGTCCAGCCGTCGTAAAGATTGCGTTGAATGTAGTTCAACAATTTGTTGATGATTTTAATAACTTCTTATCAGCTAAAAACTTAGGACCAGTTAAAATGGGAAGACCCACTGGCTCAAGTGCATATCATGAAAAAGATCAAGTAGAAAATCCAGATAAGATTTATGGTGATATAGATTTACAAATGATTGCTCCACCAGTTGAAGGTACTACTTACGGTCAATATACCGCATTCTGGAATAAACTCGCTGATGAATTTGTAAAACAAGAAACCCCTCACTATGTTGATCTAACTGAAAGCAAACCAGGTCATCCTATCTTTCAAATAGGTGATAGTAGTTATGTTCAAGTAGATTTGATGTGGCATGAACCTAAGATGAGTGCATGGGGAGCTACTAGAGTAACTCCTGAACATGGAGTCAAAGGATTGCTATCTGGTAACATGTACAGTGTATTAGGTGAACTATTAGATATGAGCATTCAACATGCAGGAGTTCAATTAAAAGTTTCTGCTGGTAAACATGTACCATTCAGTAAGCATAAAGACACTCAATTGATAACCATCACTAGTAATCCTAAGATTTTCATATATGACATATTCAAGTATGAATACAAAGATATAACTGGTCGTGCGATTGATAAAACAACACCTATCAATTCTTTATTGAAACAATTTCCTGGAACTGACATTGATGAGGTAAAGATCAGCAAGTTAGTAAATGGAGTTAAAGGATTGGCGTTAAGTTTTGAGATGAATGATATGTATGGCAAGGGTGATTTAGTTAATTTTAGTTCCCCTGATGATTTCTTGAATAGATTTTTAGAAAGATATACTGAAAAAGCAATGCTTGATATCACTGCTAAAAAGAGAGATAAAGCTGCAACACCTGAAGCTATTGCCAGAGCCGAAGATGACAAACAAAAAGTATTAAAAGGACTGGCAATGGTTACCAGTTATTTTAAATAAGAGAGAAGAAATACTATGAAAATTTTAGAAGTACTTACTGAAGCAACTACTGTTGGTAGAGAATTCCAACACTTAGAAGATTTATTAATTGTAGATGGTGCTGCAGGTGGTATTGAAGCATTAGAAGAATTAGCAGATGCATCTTCTTCACCCTCAAGTTTAGGTTTCAAATGGGATGGTGGTGCTGCTGTCTATTGGGGTAGAAACAACAAGGGTGAATTTGTATTTGTTCCAAAAAATCAATGGGGCAAAGAACAGATGTTGGACAAAGAAGGCCTAAGCTATCAAATCAAAAGTACAGGCAAAATCAAGTCTGGACAATCACCTGAAGCTTTCGCTAAAGTACGGGCTGGAATGGCAGCAAAGTATGAAGAGTTATGGGATCTGTTTGAAGAAGCTACTCCATCACAATTTAAAGGTTACTTGACCGGTGATCTTATGTTCACTGAACCTCAACGGGCTAATCCAAGAACTGGTGAATATGAATTCACTCCGAACAAAGTTACTTACCATGTTCGTCCCACTGGCTTAGGTGGTAAGATGGCAACTGCTAAAGCATTTGTAATAGTTCATGGCAAGATTGCTAAGTTTGGAGCAGATGCTACTGGTAATTTAACACCAATGCCAGACAACATTATTGAGCAGTTCAATAAAACATCAAGATTGATTGTATTGAATTCACAGAAACCAAAAATCAAGTTAAAACCAAATACCAAAGAATTAAATCAAGCTATCAATTTTATAAAGACTAATGCAGCAGCAATTAATGAAATTGCCGACTACACGGCACCTAAATTCTCAAGTTTGAAATCAATTCTGTATACCTATGCAGTAGCTAGAGCAAAAGCAGCAGGAGTTACTGACTTTGCTGCCTGGTTGAACAATAGTAAAGTATCAGACAATCAAAAAGCAATACTTCAGAATGATGTAATGCGTAAACCAAGTTGGCAAGTATTTTGGGCTGCATTCCATCAAATTCTAAATGCTAAACACGCTGTATTAGAACAGTTGCACACTATGGGTGGAAATGATATGTATGATCGTTTAGGAATTCGTGCTAGTACTGGTGGCAAGCCTGGTGGCGAAGGGTTTGTTAAGACATTCAAGAGTGGCAAGTTGGGTAAGTTAGTAAATCCTGAATTTAGATCGGCACCCACCAATCCATTATTCTTACCCGATGCTGGTTAATTAGTGTAGAAGCACTATTTTTATAAATTAGATAAATATTCTTATACGCGAAAGCGTAAAAACTTAAAAGGAAAATAATCATGGCAGTTTTTGCTCGTACAAATGGTGACGCAAATGGCGTCGTTAATCAAGATGTAAATTTAAACCCACGCACTAATGACTTAGATATCATTATTTCTACTGGTGGCAAGCGTCCAACAATGTTTAAAATCATTGGAGACACTGGTGTTTCATTCAATGCTGAAATGGGTGCTGGCGGAGCAGTTGAAGCTGTTCTACGCTTAATATCAACTCAAGCTACCATCATCGCTTATCAAGTTACTACTGGTAGCCAAGGTCAAATGAGCGTACTATGTGAGTCAACTGGCTGGACTACAGACACAGTTTTGCGTGATGCTATTCGCGCACTAACATCAATTGGTGCAGGTCCAATCACTATGGCCGGATCAACTTGCGTGTCAACTGGTGGCATTAAAGCAGCTTAATTCAAAATAAAATTATTTTGAAACACAAAGGGCGGAATAAATCCGCCCTTTCCCATGGTCAATAAATATGAAATGAATGATACTGGCACATGGTTTACTGGATACACATTAGTTGACATTACTAATACTGGAGTCATTAAACATGACCCATTATTGCAAATGAAACGAAATCAACAACGAAACTGGGAAACTATTTTACAAGTAATAAGTTTACGCGCCCAACCAATGGCAATAACAACAAATCAGCCTATGGTAGTTCAAATGAAGGAACATCAGTTTGGTAGTGCGTACACAAACAAGCAATTATGTTGGAAATTTAAATTCTATATTGAACATAAAGATGCATTAGGTCCTGCAAATGAGCCAGACTTATTTTTAAAAACAGATTTTGACCAAGTACCAATAATTTACAATTTGACAGAGACAGTTAAGGGTAATATACCAATTTTTTATACTTCAGGTGAGTTCAAAAATATATACTTTAAGTTTTCCCTATAATTTTAATAAATAGTAAAACGGAAATGAATTTCCGTAACAGGGATTATTTAGAATGTCAACTGAAATTGAAAAGAAAAGTCTAGAAGCCCATGTGGAGCTTTGCGCTGAAAGGTATAGTAACTTGCAAGACAAACTAGATAGTTTGGAAAGTAAAGTTGAAAAACTAGAAGGTCATATTATTTTTATTAAAGACTCATTAGCTCATAGTAATGAAAGAAGTAGTAAACAAATAATAACAATCGGAACATCAATTTTTGTTGCAATGCTGACCGGAATTATTTCTTTATTAATACATTTAAATAAAATATGAAAATCGTAGAACTGTTAAATAGTGTACAACTACCCATCAATAATGAAGAAGCTGATTTATTGGCTAAATTCAATGTAGAATCCATTATAAAGAAATCACAATTGGATTTACATGAACAGCATATTGCAAATCAATTAGTGGTCAAAGGTGTATTACTTAGAAAAAACAATAATGGACAGCACGAATACCGTAAACATATCAAAGATTGAAGAGATTGTAAGCCGTACAGTAATTTACTTAAAAGAATGGACCCAGAAAGAATTTTTAGAATTAGTTAATCATCCTTTACATAAAGATCAAGCACCATTAATAGTAGATATGGGGGGCAAAGGATATTTAATAGGAAATTATGCAGTTAGGCCAATGAAGGGTAATTGGTGGAATGTTTCTTATTGTTACAGTGATATAGAATATATCTTTAGTAGCAAGATAGCAGCAGTTTGTTATACAGTGTATAAACAATCTGGCAAAACAAATTTAGCAGAGAAAATATTAAAACAAGATGCAGATGTTGGTAGGTTGATAGTTAAGACTGATCAGTATAAATATAATTATAAGCAAGCTAAAACAAAAAAGAATAACTTTGCTGCTGATGTATTTTTAAGTAGATACCACAATTATCTTACTCAACTTGAACAATCCAAGAATGATTTAGGGAAAAGTTTAAAGTTGGCTAAATACTTTAATCTTTGGGAATAACCGACTATGAACTTATCAGAAATTAACCCTGTCTCTACTGCTAAAAAAATGAATAAAATCATGGAAAGCCGATTTGGTTTTGGTATCAATTACGATACATTAACCATTCCGCAAGCAAAAAGATTGAGTAAATCTATTGCAGAGAATCTAACTAGAATCAAACACAGTTTTGGTTCACACACTGCTGAACGCAATCCAAAATACATGGAACTTCTATTAGTCCGTGAAGGACTACAAAGATGGCTAGGTGAAACTCGTCGTCTAATGGAAGGCGAGATGGGCAAGAGTGAAGCTATCTTAGCTGCAAAAGATATGGTTGACTCCATTCAAGACATGGTTGAAAAAGTTAGCAAAATGCAAGCAGAACAAATGCCAGCATTGATTGACACCATCCGCGACCAAATTGGTATGCAAGAAGCTGATCAATTTAAAAATTCAGTTGGACAACTTTTAACTGATATGGCAGCAAAACTAGGCCAGGCCAGAGAAAGTGCTGATGTTGCTGCTAGACAATTAGCAGGTGAACAAATGGGTGCTGGTGGTATGGAAATGCCAGGATCAGAACTTGCTGCTCCAGAAACCAGTGACTTTGATTCAGAAGGACCAGAAGCTGATGCAGGAGATGCATTTGCTGCATCAGATGCTGCAGTTGGTGGTACTGAACCATTAGGAAGAGAACAACGCTAATGCGAGTTCGTGAAATTATAGTTGAGGATGATGAAGGTGGTAAGGGTGTTGATATCAGTATCAACAATCTAGCCAATATGTTAGAAACTCTGCGTAACAGAGCCGATGACATGCATCAAATTCCAAAGATCAGGGTTGATAGTCTAATCAATATGATGCGTCATCAACCAGGATCAGAAATGTTTAATATTGATTCTCTTATAACAGCCTTTAAGGATAAAGAAGTTATAAAGAATCTAGTTAAAAATATTAAACCTGATCCTACTGGTGTCAAATATCTTTACTTGAAATCTATGACTAATGACGAAGACTATTCATTAGATAATATTGATGCCAACACCCAAGCTGTTGATCCGGAAACTACAATAGATCAAATGGCAAAACGAGCGTTAAACAAACGAGGATAAATAAAATCAACTTAATTTCACGATTAAGTTGATTTTTTACTTGTGGTGTGATATACTTGTTTGGTTATGATAACCAATAAATTTACCTACCAACCCCTAAACAGGGAAACCATTGACGGCAAACGACATTATGTTACCCCGGACAATCAACGAGTATCTAGTGTAACTACTATACTTGATGCAACCAAAACACAAGAATCTAGGGATGCATTAAAT